GTACACCAGATAGAAAGCGTGCCTTGTTTGCACCATCAGAAGCACAAGAGAATGATGCTGAAATACTAAAATTAATTGATGAACGAGTAAAAGAAATATAAGGTGAAATTGTTATGAGTGAGAAAAAATGTAAAATTGTAATGATAACGATGTTTAAGAATGAAGCACCGGTTCTTAAACGAATGTTAGAATCATGTCTACCCTATGTTGACTATTATGTAATGCAAAATAATGGATCGACCGATGGGTCTGACGAAATTGCCAAACAATTTTTAGTTGATAATAAACTATCAGGTGAAGTCTATGTTTGTGAAGAAGGATGGAAAGGGTTCGGTTGGAATCGTGACCATCTAATTCAATATTGTCAAAACCTAGACCATGGATGCGACTGGATACTCAAAATGGACTGTGACGAGGTCTTAGAAGTAGATGATGATTTCGATTGGTCTCCGTTAGATAACAAAGAAACCCAAGCTTTTCATATTGCAGCCATTTCAGGTAATGCCATTTATTATCGTGCATGGTTGTGGAATGCCAAATTACCTTGGCGATTTAATCACGACCCTTGCCACGAAACCATATATTGCCCATTAGAAGGTATTGGTGAAAACTTTATTAGAGTTGATTTACCATCCAAAATTAGGCAAATTGGTTATAATACTGGCCAAAGCTGGTCAGACCCCTATAAATTTATTAGTCATGCTTTAGTCTTGGAAGAAAAGATGATTAAAGAAAATTCATTGTTGACTGATACATATCATTTTTGGTACATAGCCAAAAGTTATTATGATGCATTTAAATCTGATTCTTTTCCATTGAAAGAAATACAACAAAAAGAATTTGCAAAAAGAGCTATATTCTATTTTCAAGAATATGTAAACTATGTGCATGATTTTAGAAATACTAAAGTACCAAAACATATAGATGAGTTGTCATATATGTCATTAATTTTTGCTGCAGAGTGTTATCATTTTGTAGGTGATATTGATGCTTGTGTTTTAACTTACCTTCTTGCAGAGCCTTTTGCACCAGGAAGAAATGACCACTTGATAGGTTTAGCATATAGATTTTATGAATTAAAAGATTTTAAAAATATGTTAAAATATACCAGCATATTGATGCAACCGGAAAGAGTTTGTCCTTTCCCGATGTATGCATCTTTTATTGATACCACAATGTATATTGATGGTGGAACAAGGGTACAAGAGTTACATCAAATTGCTTTAGATAATACTACACCAATAAAGGAAACAAAAATGACTACTGATAATATTTTCGCATATAACCACACATCAAACAAAAGATTATTTGTTGTGGATAATTTTTATACTGATCCGGATGCAGTTCGACAATTTGCATTAACTCAAGCTGAATATAAAGAGGATGTAAGATTCTACAAAGGACTAAGGTCTGTTGTTAGTTATCATCCACCAGGAATTAAAGAAAGACTTGAAGCCATTATTGGTGAAAAGATTACCAGTTTTGAAGAAGGTACAGTTAATGGCTGTTTTCAAATTGTAAACTCCAACGATAAGCAAGTATATCATTATGATTTACAAAAATGGGCTGCAATGGTTTATCTAACACCAAATGCACCAACTGAAAGTGGAACTAGGTTGCATCGTTCTAAATTAAATGGCACACGACATAGTTCAGAAGAAGGTGTTGATGGTGCATTTGAATATGGTTACTATGATGGTACTAAATTTGAAACACTTGATTCCGTAAGCAACATATATAATAGAATGATTATCATGGACGCAAAATGTTTACATTCTGCCGGTCCTTATTTTGGTAATACAGCAGAAAATGGTCGTCTGACACATCTGTTTTTCTTTGATTGATTATATAATACACCTGAAAAGTATAGACATTATGAAATTTAGTTTGATTACACCAGAGCATAACCCAAAAAATATCCCATTTTTATTAGAATTATATGTTTCGATTTTAGAACAAACATATGATAATTGGGAATGGATTATATTTTTAAATAATGGTTGTTTACCTGAACATATTCCCGATAGTATTAAAAATGATCCAAGGGTTAAGTTGTATCAATCAGAAGATGATAATAATCATATTGGTACAATTAAAAATAGAGCCTTCAATTTAGGAACAGGTGACATTCTGGTTGAATTGGACCATGATGACCTGATTACATCAGATTGTTTACAGGAATTGTTCAACACTTTTCAGGATCCAACAGTAGGTTTTGCATATTCAGATAATGCGGTTCTTCATATGGAAGATAAGTTTATTCCTTATACTTCTGACCATGGTTGGACACATTATACTTTCAATTGGAAGGGTAAAGAACTAACCGCTATGCGTAGTTTTGAACCTTCTAGTCATTCACTTGGTTATATTTGGTATGCACCAGACCATGTAAGGGCTTGGCGTAAAACAATATATCAAGAAATTGGTGGCCACAATCCAGAATTATCCATTTGTGATGACCATGAATTATGCATCCGCACCTACCTACATACTAAGATGGTAAGAATACCCAAGGTTCTTTATCTGTATCGTATTACAGGTACTAACACTTGGTTAGAAAGAAATGCAGCCATTCAAGTTAAGACTGTAGAATTGTTTAATCAATATGCACGACAGTTGGCAGAAAAAGATGCAGATACTAAAGGTCTTTTAAAAGTAGATATTGGTGGTGGTTTAAATCCGTTTCCAGGTTACACTACTGTTGACCTAAGAGATACTGCGGACTATGTTGCAGATTTGAATGATGGTATTCCTTTGCCGGATAATTCAGTTGGTGTTCTAAATGCAAGTCATATTTTAGAACATTTAACCGATAAGACAAAAAGTATGGCCGAGATTCACCGAGTGTTAGCACCAGGTGGCTGGGCATTTATTGAAGTTCCAAGTACCGATGGAAGAGGTGCATTTCAAGACCCAACCCATGTAAGTTATTGGAATGAAAATAGTTTTCTTTATTATACAGATTCGTATCTAGGTAATTTTATTGATAACACAGACATTCGGTTCCAAGAGTATAGAAAACAAACTTGGTTTCCTAATGAATGGATGAAAAGTTTGAATGTTTGCGTGGTTACGGCATACTTTGTTGCCATTAAACCAGGAATGGAGAGATTACCAGGTCCGTTGAAGATATAAATAACCAAATAAATCATAGGTATCTCACATGGCCCAAGTAACCAATAGAACAGAATTCAAAGATTATTGCCTTCGTAGACTTGGTTTTCCCGTTATTGACATTAATGTGGATGATGACCAAGTGGAAGACCGTATTGACGATGCACTCCAATACTGGCAAGACTATCACTTTGATGGACTTCAAAAGGTCTATTATATCAAACTGGTGGGTGCAACCGAGGTTAATCAAAAATATATCGATTTAACCGATTCTAAGGATGCCGATGGTAACCCAATGGAAATCGTTGGTATCTCCAGAATATTTCCACTCCACGATTCACAAGCCAATGTCAATATGTTTGACTTGCGTTATCAACTCCGTCTAAACGAACTCTACGACTTCACCTCCGCCTCTTACATCAACTATACCCTGACACAACAACATCTGCGTTCATTGGAGTTGATGTTTAGTGGAGAGGTTCCTATTCGATTCCAAAGACATATGCAAAGATTGTATATCGATTGGGCGTGGGGATCCACAGAAGCACCAGCTGGTACAGTTGTTATTGCCGAAGCATATGCGGTTATTAATCCAGATGTTTATGGTAAAGTATGGAATGACCGCTGGTTAAAAGAGTATGCAACCGCCCTAGTTAAAAGAAGTTGGGGTGCCAATCTTAAAAAGTTCAACAACCTGCAATTACCAGGTGGCGTCACATTAAATGGAGATAAAATTTATGATGAGGCCTTCCAGGAAATAAAAGCACTAGAGGATGAAATGGCTGAAAACTATTTTTCTCCATTAGAATGGTTTATGAACTAATATGGCAACATCAGTCTACTTTAATAATTATAACTCAAAACAAGAACAAAGACTTTTTGAGGATTTAATTGTCGAATCCATTAAGATAATGGGATTTGATGGATATTACTTACCAAACGACAATGATATTGCTCGTGATTTATTGTATGGTGAGGATCCGGTTAAGAAATTTCAATCAGCTTTTCCTGTTGAATTCTATCTTTCAGATTCAATGGAATATCTTGGTGAAAAAGAATTCTTTTCCAAGTTTGGTCTTGAAATTAAAAACCATGTTAAAGTTATTATATCGAGAAGAAGTTTCTCACAACGAGTTCCACAGAATACATTCCAAAGACCAAGAGAAGGCGACTTGGTTTACATTCCTTTCTTAAATGGTACTGGTGAACTTTATGAAATTACCTTTGCTGACCAAGATAAAGAATTCCATACATTAGGTCGTGTTAACCCCTATTTCTATGAATTACACTTAGAGAAATTTAAATTCTCACATGAGATTATTGATACTGGTGTGGCGGAGATTGATGTTGTAGCTACATATTCATCATATCAAATAGAATTAACCACAACAGAAGGCAATGCAAACAATTATCAGATTAAAGAAATTGTGTATCAGGCACCAGATAATACTCATGCTAATGCAACCGTTGTGGCCACAGTACAAGGTTGGTTACCATTGGCCAATACATTAACTCTTTCCAATATTGCAGGTGAATTTGCAAACAATCAAGTTGTTATTGGTGCATCAAGTAACGCACAATATATTATTAATATGTCTACATTTGATCCACTTAAAGAAAATTTGAGGGATGAATCTTATGATAATTATGTGATTGAACAACAAGCAAATAATATTGTAAACTTAACCGAAATTAATCCGTTTGGATCCATTTAATGGCAAATATACATTACAATCGTATTATTCGTAAACTCGTTGTTGGTTTTGGTAATATGTTCAAAGACATTACATTAGTTCGGTACAATCCTGATTTTACAGAAGCCGAAAGG